CAAGGTGTTCACATTGGAATCATATCTAAGTCGTTTCGTCAGTCAAAAATGATCTTTACCAAGATGGAAGAGATAGCGGCAAGCCCTAAAGCGGCATTTCTTTCTCAATGTATAACTAGGGTGTCTAAGGCTAACGACCAATGGGTTATGGAGTTGGGAGCGAGTAAGATAACGGCTCTCCCACTTGGTGATGGCGAGAAGCTTCGTGGTTTTCGATTTGAGCGTATGATTATTGATGAATTATTGCTTATGCCAGAGAAGGTGTTGAATGAAGTTATCATGCCGTTCCTTTCTGTTATTAAAAATCCTACCGAAAGACAGGAGACTTATGATATAGAAACGGAAATGATAAAACAGGGCAAGTTGAAAGAGGAAGATAGACATAAGTGGCCGAACAATAAAATTATTGGTTTATCTTCTGCCTCTTATCGCTTTGAGCATTTATATAAAATGTATTGTCAATATGAGTCATTGATTCTTAATGAAAACGAACAGGATAAAGCTCACAGGGTTATTATGCACTTCAGTTATGATGTTGCGCCTCAACAGCTTTACGATCAGAACTTAATTGACCAAGCTAAAGCGACAATGAGCCAATCTCAATTTGACCGAGAGTTTATGGCTGTTTTCACAGACGATAGTTCTGGTTATTTTAAAGTCAGTAAAATGATGGAGTGTACAATACCAGACGGAGAAGGTCAATCTGTTGAGGTGGTAGGAGAACCTTCTGACGAATACATTCTAGCTTTTGACCCATCGTGGTCTGAAAGTGAAGGATCTGATGATTTTGCTATACTGATGATAAAATTAAACAGGGATACAAAAAAGGGTACTGTTGTCCATAGTTATGCATTGCCTGGGGCCAACTTAAGAACTCACATTGTTTACATGGCCTATCTATTGAAAAATTTTAATGTAGTATCTGTTGTTGGTGACTATAACGGAGGTGTACAGTTTTTGAACTCATGTAACGAAAGTAGTATATTTAAAAATGAGGGTCTTAAGCTTAATATCATAGATGCGGATTTAGACGATCACCAAGAATACGAAAAAGGTTTAAGAGATCTTAAAAGACAATATAATAAAGAGAATCAAACATACGTTTTTCTTAGAAAGCCTAGTTCAAAATGGATTAGATATGCTAACGAGTTGTTGCAAGCATCTTTCGACCATAAAAGAATATTTTTTGCTGGAGGGGCAATGAATGACGATTACAACAAACAAAGAAAAGCTAAAATACCGATAAAGAAATTAAAGTTCATTAAAAACTATGAAAATAATTCTGAGCCATCTAAAATGATTGATTTTGTTGAACATCAAAAAGATATGATGGATTTAATCAAGGTAGAGTGCGCTATGGTGCAAGTTTCCACTTCGACACAAGGAACACAGAGCTTTGATTTGCCGCTTAACCTAAGAAAACAAAAGGGTGCGGATAAAGCAAGGAAGGACTCATACTCAGCTTTGATTTTAGGAAACTGGATGATGCATACATTTTATGACATGATGGATGACAGCATAAATACGGTACAGGGGACTTTCACTCCAATGTTTATAGACTAATATGAAAAACAATTTCAAATTATTAGAGGACAACTACGATATTATAGTTGAGGAGTATCTAAAAATAAAAAACAAAATGTTTCCTTGGATTGAAACACATCTTTATGATGGCAAGGATTCTTGGACGGTTTATCCAATTTATGATTGGCCTTCAGCATCTAATGTAGAAGGATTCACAGAAAAAGTTCCATTAACATCAAAGTTAATTAAAGAGTGTTTACCAAATCATGGCGCGGCTGCGTTTTCTAGATTAAGGCCTAATTCAAAAATAGCACCACATCAAGGCCGTAAAGAAGGGGTTCTTAGATTCCACTTGGGAATTGATATACCAGATGGCGATTGCGCTTTAAAGTGCGAAGGCAAAGTACATCATTGGGAAAATGGGAAATCTTTTATTTTTGACGACGAAAAAACCCATGAGGCTTGGAACAATACTGACAAAGATAGGGTGGTATTAATTGTAGATTTTAAAAGAGACGAAAGTTAAAGTTTCGAAAGTTAAAAGTTAAACTTTTGACTTTTCGGTGTATAATAAAGCATATGGCAAAAAGAAAATATAATAAGAAGTCTGATTATTGGAGTAAGTTCGACAAAGACGAAAAGCCCAATGTAATTACTGGTACAGTTATTAATCCAGATGATAAATTTGAGCCAGATATGATGGGAGATCCATTTTATGTTTCTTCTGCATCTTACGGGACAAAGAAATCTAACGCATCTTGCGCCAGAAGCTCTGGTTCAAGTACTGGCAGGAGAATAAACAGGTCAGCAATAGACCCAACTATAGATAGATTTTCAAGAATAAGAGGAGGTTTGCTTCCTTATAAATACGCATCTGACGGAGTAAACATAAGAGAGGCTATAGAGCTTTGCCAAAAAGCTTATGCTAATGTTGCGGTTTTCAGAAACGCTATTGATGTAATGTCAGAATTTGCCAACACTGAAATATTTTTAGATGGAGGCACAAAGAAAAGCAGGGATTTCTTTAAAGAGTGGTTTAAAAAAATAAATTTTCAAAACTTAAAGGATCAGTATTTTAGAGAGTATTATAGAAGCGGAAATATTTTTCTTTATAGAATTGACGGCAACTTTAAAAACGACGATTTCCTTGAATTAATTAAATCTATTTCGCCTACAAAAACGGCGGAAAATAAGGTACCTATCAGATATATACTGATGAATCCTTATGATATAGTAGCCAAAAGATCATCCACCTTTAATCAGGGAGCTTACGAAAAAATTCTCTCTGAATATGAAATGTCGCGCTTGCAGAATCCATCGACAGAAGAGGATAAGGAAATATTTAATTCATTGCCAAAGGATGTGCAAAAGAATATCAAAAGCGGAAGTTATAGTACTGACGGTTTAAAAATAAAACTTGATCCAGAAAAAATTTCTCATTCTTTTTATAAAAAGCAGGATTATGAGCCTTTCGCTATTCCGTTCGGTTATCCAGTGCTTGAAGATATAAATGCAAAGCTTGAGCTGAAAAAAATGGATCAAGCTATAACCAGAACAGTAGAAAATGTTATTTTGCTTATTACGATGGGTGCAGAACCAGATAAAGGGGGAATTAATCCACAGAATCTGAACGCAATGCAAAACCTATTTAAAAATGAAAGCGTGGGCAGGGTTCTTGTTTCAGACTATACGACTAAAGCTGATTTCGTATTACCAGATCTAAATAAAGTACTTGGTTCTGAAAAATATAAAACATTAAACGATGATATTAAACAAGGACTGCAAAACGTTGTTGTCGGAGAGGAAAAATATGGAGCCACTCAAGTCAAAGCCCAAATTTTCATTGATAGACTAAAAGAAGCAAGAAACGCCTTCTTGTCAGATTTTTTACAAAAAGAAATTAAAAGAATATCTCAAAATCTTGGTTTTAGGTCATATCCTACTCCAGTATTTAAGGATATTGACATGAGAGATGAGACGCAGCTTATGAAGGTGGCGACAAGGCTCATGGAGCTTGGAGTCATCACTCCGCAGCAAGGCATGGAGATGTTCCATACTGGCAAGTTCCCTGAGGTCGAAGAAATCTCTCCCTCTCAAAAGAAATTCGTTGAGGAAAGAGAGAAGGGCTATTACAACCCTATCGTTGGAGGAGTTCCAATGGTAGAGGGAGCAGACCAGAGCAATGATCCAATGGGTCCGAACAAACAAGCTGGAAGACCAGAGGGAACAACAGGGATACCTAAAGAAGAGTCTAGCGCGTCTTATTCAAGAAAAAATATAGAAAATGTCATAACCAAGCTTGAAGATTTTAGGTCGTCAACAAAAGAATTAATGATTGCAAAAACTGGTATAAAAAGATTCTCGAAAAACAAGAAAAAAATGCTTGATGGTTTATGCGAAGCAGTAGTTTGTTCTACCGATGTTGAAAATTGGACACAAAAAGCAATTTCTTGTGTAGATAACTTGGAGGAAATACAACATCTAGGAGTGTTGCCAGAAATTTTAGAAATAGGCGCAAAACACGAATTGAGCAGTTACGAAGCAGCAATATTACATCACAGCAATGAAATTAATAAAGAAGAAGTCTAAAGCAGAGAAAAAAGATTATTTATACACTGCAACTTTTGATGCAGAAATTTTACCTTGCGAGGTTGGGTCTTCTTTTATTTCAAAAGCTTCACTAGAAAATCTTGAGTCGTTAGTTCCTAGCGAAATCGATTTCGAAGATAACTCTGATCTTTTGGGAGTAGCTTTTAATGCGGCTGTAGTTAATAAATTTAATAAAAATGGCGATGGGATAAGCACTGATACAGCGATAGCTTATACAAAAAACTTTGTTCATAAACCAACTAATATCGAACACGACAAAGACAGAATTGTTGGCCATATAGTAAATGCTGGTTGGAGTGATTATGGAACTAATGAAATGCTATCGGAAGCAGAAGTAGATAACTATTCAAAACCTTTTAATATCGCTTTAGGAGCAGTTGTTTATAAATCAGCCAATGCTGAGTTTGCCGAAGCGGTAGAAAGATCAGTTGACCCACACAGCCCTTATTATCACTCAGTATCTACAAGTTGGGAGGTTGGTTTCTCTGAATTTGCGCTGGCAGTTGGAAGCGAATATACGGAAGACGCTACAATCATAGACAACATCGAAGAGATGGAAGAAATGGTCGGTTGCCTTAGATCTAACGGTGGTTCTGGTTATACTGAAGACGGTAGACCAGTTAACAGGCTGATTAGAGGGAAGATTTATCCACTAGGTATAGGATATACTTCTAACCCAGCGGCGGATGTAAAAGGCGTTCATATGAAGGCAAAAGAAGAAGAAGCCTTTAATTTAAC